ACGCCTCCTGAGATGGTGAACACTGTCAAAGCATCTTTTGAGGCTATGACGGAAGAGCAGCAGGGCGTGGCTAAACGGGATCTGTCTCAGCTCATTTTTGCCTTTAAGTACGACCCCGAGCAAGGCAAGAACCTATTGGACCAGCGGATTGAGGCAGCACGGAATGCTGGAGATATGCAGGAAGTGCAGAGCCTGCAAACCATCCGCAAGCTGGCTGATATTGACGCGGACTCCGTGGTGGACGCCCTTGCCACCCAGGGCGGGATGGCGTTCGGCCAGGAGTTCCTTCAAGGCATAGGGGAAAAGGCCGGCCAAACTCACTCTAGCAGGGAGTACAAAAATGGCACCATTGTCTATGTCACAAAAGATTTAGGCAGGGTCGTCCGTGCGCCAGACGGTCGGATCGTAGAAGGCGAAGAGGCTGCGCGCGTTATCGAAGACGCAGTTAAGTATGAAGCAGAGCAAGCGGCAATTACAGCAGGCGGGACCGCTCAAGCTAAGAATCTGCAAGCAAGGGCTGACAAAGCTCTTGGCCAAATGGAAAATATTGATCGGTCTATCGATCTCTACAATCAAGCCCTTGACGCATTGAACAAGGGCGCTCAGACAGGCTTGTTGGCAAGCTTCTTCCCAAGCATTAGCGCGCAGACGAGAGAGTTTCAAAGGATTAGCGACCTACTTGGCCTAGACATCCTTAACGCTTACACCTTTGGGGCCTTGAGCGAGTCTGAGATGAACCTGGCCCTTCGAGTCGGCGGTCTGGATGATATTCAAGACCCCGAAATCCTGAAGGAGCAAATTATCGCCCGAAGAGACGCGCAGATTAAGCTGAAGGGAGAGCTGCGCCGTGCTGCTATCGAGCTAAGCCGTCCTGGCATGACTATTGAGAAGTGGCTAAGCAATCCAAAGAACTTTGTTAGCAAGCAAGACGTGGCTGGCGCAGGTGGCGACGACCGTTTCGCTGGCTTCTCGATAGTGGAGGAATAGATGCCTGTCACTTCCGTAAACGCCCCTGACGGCTCGATCATCAAGGTCAATCATCCTGAGGGTGCTCCTCGGGAGGTCATTCTTGAGTACGCCCTCCAGCAGTATCAAGCGCGTAGCGCAGAGCCGGGGACTGCTCCCGAGATCCCGACCATTGGAGGGGCAGAGCTTGAGGGTGCGACTGGTCCGTCCCGCTCACTGATACCTGACCTGCCTGAAAACTACAGCGTAGGGGATGCCTTGCTCGGCCTCCGCGATATGGGCGTCCCGAATGAAGCCATCGCTGCCGTTGAGACCCTTCTAACTCTCGGAACGGGCGCTGTAGGCGGTACAGCAGGGATGCTTGCCGGTACGATTGGCGCTGGCATTGGGGCTATTGAGCGCGGAGAGTTCGGTACCCCTCAGGCGGCACAGGCGATCCAGGAGGCGGCAATGCGTGGGGCGGAGAGTCTCACCTACTCCCCCCGTACTGAAATGGCTCAGCGTATGCTCGGGCAGGTAGCAGAAGCATCTGAGCCTTTGGCACAGCTTCCTCCCGTATTGCCAACGGCAGGGCTTCCTGGCGCGGCAGCAGCTACTCTTCCCCAAAGGGCACGCATGGCCCAAGCAGCCATCCCGGAACGCCGTGCAGCGGCTCCTGAGGTGCCTGTAGCGCCTGAAGCGCCTATGGTAGATGAGGCACGGCTGCGGATCACCGGGCAGCGCCCTGCTACTCCTCCGCGCATTGTTACTGGTGAAGCAGAGCCTATGGCGCCCTCTGTTGCCGGGGAAGCTCTGGATGTTGTTGAGGAAGCTCCAACTCTCCAGGCTGGTCCGAGGTCTGTAGGCGCCGCGGAGGTGCCAGCAGAGACCGTCCGCAGGGAGCGGGCGTTAAGCCTTCCTGTCCCTTTTGAGGGCGGAGCAGCCCTCACCAAAGGTCAAGCGACTCGCAACTTCGGGCAGCTCCAATTTGAGCGCGAGACGGCAAAGCTGGCGGGGGTTGGTGAGCCTATCTTAGAGCGGCTTGATAACCAGGGCGGCGTTGGCCTAGCCAACTTTGACGCCTTCATTGACGTGCTTGACCCTATTGCTACCACGGCCCGAGAGGCAGGGGCAGAGGCGGTGCAGGCGCTTGTCTCTTCTGCGAACAAGCAAAAAAGGGAAATCCAAAAGCTTTACAAGGAGGCCAGGGAAGTCGGTGCGATGGCTGAAGAGGTAGAGATGCAGCCTCTGGCAGACGTTCTAATGGAGCTTCGCTCCTATGAGCGCGTTGCCCCCAGCATTGCAATCGCTCGAGACGAGGCTCGGCGCCTTGGGTTCCTTGAGCCCAAGACCATTGAAGGAAGTAACGACCCTGGCCCTTTCCTACAAGGCGGAACTGGCAGTATCAACGATATAGAAACGCTGCGTCAGGGCATCAACCGCGCAACGGACTGGAATGACCCTAGGGACGCTCTTTTCGCACGCCGCGTTATCCGCGCCATTGACAACATTACGGAAGGCAAGGGCGGCGAGGTCTACAGGAAGGCCCGGAAGAAGCGCGCAGAGTACGCTGATCGCTTTGAGAACATCGGCCTGGTATCACGTCTAATTGAGACGAAAAAGGGCACGACCGAGCGCAAGGTCGCCCTGCAAGACGTCTTCGATAAGGTGATGCGGTTCTCGGATCTTGAGGAAATGAACAAGGTCCGTGCGCAACTGTTGCGTTCCGGTGAGCCAGGAAAGCAGGCATGGGCGGAACTGAAGGCGCAAGTCCTGAAGTATATTCGGGATTCAAGCCTTTCGACGACCCCTAACCAGCAAGGAGTGCGCCCGATTCTACCTGGGCGGCTTGCGAAAGCTGTTCAGAAGTTTGATGCTCAAGGTAAACTTGAATCTCTCTACGGGAAGCGTCAGGCGCAGATGATCAGAGACCTAGCAGAGGTTATGGCTGACGTTGGTACGGCCCCTGCTGGCGCCATCAACAATTCCAACACCTCAAGCGCGCTTCAAAACGCCATGCAAATGATTGCAGAAAACAGGCTATCTGCCGTTGCTCCGGTAACGAGGATGGCAATACAGCAAGCTCTAACTGTTGTTAAGGACCAAAAGCTGAAAGCTCGCGTCCGCGATGCCCTCAAGGAGCCTAACGAATGAGCATCAAAGTCACTCCGTTCTTCCCCGTCTTCACTGACATCGACGGGCAGCCGCTTGAGAACGGCAAAATTTACGTCGGGCTTCCCAATGTAGACACCCTCGCCAACCCTGTGGCGGTGTTTTGGGACAAAGCCCTTACCGTTCCTGCCGCCCAGCCGATCACGACGATTGGCGGCTACCCCTCGAACGCGGGGGTCGCGTCTCCGTTCTACGCCAGCAAGCCCTACAGCCTGGTGGTCCAGAACAAGAACGGCACCGAGCTTCAAAACGTCGCGGAGGTCGCCCCTGCTGCCCCTGTCAGTGTAAAGGACTACGGGGCCATCGGTGACGGCGTGACGGACGACACAGCGGCCATCGCAGCCGCCCTCGCCGCTGAGGACAACGTCTACTTCCCGGAGGGGCTGTACCTGACCACCCTGGCCCTTCGCCTGACGGGCAGCAAGCGGATCGTTGGTGACGGGAAAGGGGTCTCGCGGATCATCCGAACCGACACTACGCCTGAGACGATCAACGCGGCATCCGTGACCGCTACGGTCTATATGAGCAATCGGTACAACAGCATCGAGGATATTGGTATTCGGGGTGATCGGACTGGGGTGGCCACTACTGCCTCTGTGGACGGTATCTTCTTCGGGAACCTCAACGGAATTTGCAGCAACTCCGCCTTGACCAACGTAGACATTCGGAACGCCAACAACTGCCTCTATGCAGGGACCGGCGTATTTATGATGACCTTCAACCAGGTCAACTGCGCGAACTCTGTCAACGCCTACAACTTCAGCGACATCAGCTCCAAGACCAGCTTGACCTTCAATAGCTGCTGGGCGGAGAACTGTGGTCAGGCGTGGGACTTCTATGCTGCCTATTACACCACCCTGAACTCTTGTGGCGCGGATTACGCGAACTACACCAGCGGCACGGGGACGGCAGGTCCGAACCCCTACGGCTTTGGCTTCGGTAGTCAGTCCACGGGGAAAGGGGTCTATCACTTCGTCTCATCGAACGTCACGCTGAACACCTGTGGAGCTGAATACTCCTATGGTGACGGGGTCTTTGGTTTTGGTGGCTCCTGCACCGCCGTCCTGAACAGTCCGTACCAGTCGAATTGCAGCTCTGAATATGTTCCCGATTATGTCTCTTACGGAGATGTGGCAGTTGGCCCGATTCAGGCTGACCCCGCTGGGAACATCAACACCCTGACGATCAACTCACCCTCTCTGACGGGATGGACGAACCCCGCTGTGTCAACGGGACATCCGACCCGACCGATCTCCCAGGTCCTAGCCTATAACTATAGCGAAGCCATTTATGGGGTGAAGTCGGGGACGCGGGCCTTCATCACGGCATCCGTCTACGATGACGCAGACATTATCAAGGGTATCGGGGCGGCGTACTGCTCGTCTGCTAACGAGGTTGCCAACCAGAACATCCTCCCAGGGCGCGTACAACGCTTCACGCGGCGCCTAGAGATGTCTGGGGACACGACGGCCACGGCTACCATCACCTTCCCCGCAAGCGTCTCCTGGAGCCCTGTTGCGGTCTCTGTGAAGGCGAGCTGTGCGGTGAACAATGACACGCCTTCTGGCTTGGATGGGACTGCCAGCAGCTTCTACGGTCTGCGCATTCTTGATGCGACGACGGCTGTGGCTAACGACAGCACCGACATCCTGACCAGCTCCAGCATCACCCTTGCCCCGACCTACGGCATCCTCCAGCTCATCGTGACGGCTACGGTCGCATCGAATGCCGGGATGGTGATGTGGTTCGACATTGAAACCACGACGTACGAAAATGGCGATGTTTCTATCGCCTACGTTACCGCCTAAGGGGGAATGAGATGACCGCCATCAGCGTTACGCCGCCCTTCCCGGTCTTCACTGGGGCAGACGGCACCCCTCTGGAAGACGGCACGATCTATATTGGCGAGCCGAACACCAACACGGTGACGAACCAGATCCAGGTCTATTGGGACAAAGACCTGACGATTCCTGCGCCGCAGCCGATCAAGACTATCGCGGGCTATCCGTCGAACAATGGGACGCCTTCCCAGCTTTTCGTTGATCGCTTTTACAGCATCTTCGTCAGCGACAAGAACGGGCAGCTAGTCTTTAGCTCTCCCTTAGCAGGGAACATCGAGTCCGTTTCGGTCCTTGATTTCGGGGCCATTGGGGATGGTGTGGCAGACGATTCCGCAGCGATACAGGCTGCTGTCGATGCCACCAACGGCAGTGTCTATTTCCCGCCTGGGACCTATCGGCTCAAGACAGCGATCACCCTCAAGAGCGACATCACCCTGTTTGGAGATGGAGAGCCCAGCGTCCTCCTGAAGGATGCGGCGGCAACCGGCCTAACGCGGGACATGATCTTCCGATCTGTCGGGACTTCGACCATTCAGGACGTAAACTTTGAGCGGCTGAAGTTCACGACAGAGCAATCGTCCGTATCGCCTAGCACGCAGTCGATGATTAACTTCGACGGCGGGAACATCTACGACATAACGATCCGGGACTGCATCTTCGACAACGCGACCTCCTATGCAAACTGCGCCTTCTTCAAGGCGGCAGCGGGCTACAACGTGGCGAACGTGTTCTTCCTGAACAACAGGGTGAACCAGTGCCCCCGGATGGCTATCGAGGTTATCAACCACGACAACGGCAGCAACTACAACGCCTCGTTCATCGTGGTCCAGGGGAACTACATCTCAAACTGCGAGTTCGGGGTGTCCCTGTCTGGGCCGGTGCAGAACAGCATTGTCTCGAATAACCACTTCCAGAACTGTTCCCTGTACGGCGTTGAGCTTGTCGGCGTTTCTGGATGCGTGGTTGACAGCAACGTGTTCACCGGGGTGTTTACTAACCTTATTTCAAGCAGCGGCTCTGGGGTCTATCCTGCTGGACGCGGGATCGTGATCTCAAACAACACCACGAATGGATCAGCAACTGGCAAGGTTCTCCTGAATAACGCCGGGGCTGCAACGGTGAGCGGTAATAACTTCATCCTGAGCAATCGCATGGAGATCAGCGGCTCTTTTAGTGATGGCTGTCTTATTACCGGGAACCGGATCATCACTGGTGGCAACTACGCGATCATCTGCGACAACAGCCCGAACCACATCATCCAGGGGAATGTCCTTGACAACAGCGCCAGTGCCGCAAACTTTGCAACGGTGCGGGCGTTCAATTCTGGGTCCACCGGGATCGTCCTGCGGGAGAACGAGATCACCCAGGGGACGGGTGGTGTGCCCTATGATGAAAGCTCTGGCGGCTCGTTTAACCTAGTCCGGGGCAACATCGTCAACGGCTCGATTGAAGACAACGTCCTTCCCAAGAGAACGCACAAGTTCAATCGCAGGATCACGGCGTCTGGGACCACGGTGACGGCGACGATCAGCCTCCCCCCTGGACCGTCCTGGTCGAACAATGTCATTAAGGTGGGAGCGGCGGTCACTCAAGACACCGGGGCAGACGCTGGGTTCGCCTATCGTGTCATGGGGATTCGTGCTGTAAACAGTGCGACGGCGGTAATGACGACCTTCGCAGACCTTGTGACCAGCCCCAACGTCGTATTGACCACGTCCTACGGGGTTAGCGAGGTCACCGTTACGGCGACCGTCGTTAGCGGTGTCAGAGTAACCTGGGACATCCAGGTTGATGCTTACGAAAACGGTGATTGCACCGTAGCCTACGCCTAAGGAGGGCAACATGGCTGAAGTGAATTGGACTGTTTCCAACCTCAAGCGCGATGCGGAGACGGGTGGTGTGTCTGTCGTTGATTGGCAGGCAAGCGTTTCCACCGTTGACGGTAGCGCCTTTTCTGCTGGCGCGGTGCGGCTCACCCCGGACCCGTCTGCTCCTGACTTCGTCCCCTACGAGGCGCTGACCCAGGACTTTGTCCTTCACTGGGTCTTCAGCAACGTGGACCGAGATAAGATCGAGGCAGGCCTCCAGGCGGAAGCGCAAGACGATCCGCAGGAAGGCGTTGCGTTTGGCATTCCCTGGGGGGCTGAATAATGGATAACTTTTTTGCGCTCTTTGAAGCATTCCCCGCATGGCTTACGGCGATCACGACCGTAATCACCGCAGCAACTGCGATCACGGCGCTCACGCCATCGACGGCAGATGACAAGATCATCGCGTCTGTCCTGCGTGTGCTGAACGTGCTGGCGGGCAATGTCGGCAAGAACAAGAACGCCGACGAAGAGTAAGACGATGGAGGGGTGCGGTGGACAACCGTCTGGACATCCTGGTCAGCCTGTGGCCGATCTTTGCGGGCTTTATCAGTCTTGTGATCGTGCTGGCGAAGATGCACGCCGACCAGGAGACCATGAAGGAAAAGATCCGCACCCTCTTCGATCTGTGGAATGCACGAAATAAGGACTGAGGCATGGACGCTGCAATCATCTGGAGTTCGGTTCTGACGGCTGCGATTAGCCTTCTCACCTGGACCATCAAGTCAAAGTTCGACGAGATGCAGAGGGGCAACGCGGCGAAGGGGGAGGAGATCCAGCGTCTCGGCATCCTCCTGAACCGGACTCGGGAAGAGATGGCGAAAGAGTATGTGACGAAGGCGGAGGTCCACGCGGACATCAACCGCGTCATTGATCGCCTCGAGGCGTTAGATGCCAAGCTTGACCGTCTGATGGAGCGCGGCGTTGCTTGAGACCATCCTCGTCCTAGCCGTCCTGGGAGCCATCTTCTGGGCCTATCGGTCGGGGAAGGGGCATGGGAAGGCGTCCCATGAGTCCGATAGTCTGAAGGCAATGGCAGACAGTGTAAGGAGGGGTATCAATGCGCGTCGTAGCGTTCGCAATGGCAATGACCCTGACGGGGTGCGCGAGCGCTCCTTCCGGGACTGAACCTGCCTGCCTGGTTTTTGAACCTATCTGCGCTAGCCGCTCGGATACGGAAGGCACTATCGAGCAGATCATCGGCCACAACGTCGCCTTTGAAGCAATGTGTGGCAAGGTCGAGAGCTGTGCAGGTCAGCAGTGAAGGCCAAGCCCTTATCCAGCATTTTGAGGGCTGTGAGCTTGAGGCTTACCTGTGCCCTGCTGGGGTATGGACTATTGGTTACGGCCATACCTTCGGTGTTGAAGAAGGTGATGTGATTGATCAGGAGGCTGCTGAAGCTCTTCTGATCGAGGATCTTGAGGAGTTTGAAGGGTATGTCACCGCACTCTGTGAACGCAGCCTTGAGCAGTGTCAGTTCGACGCGCTGGTTTCGTGGGTTTTCAACCTGGGTCCAGGTAACCTCAAGAGCAGCACCCTACTTCGTCGGCTTAACGCTGGGGATCTTGGGGCTGTCCCTGATGAAATTCGGCGCTGGAATAAAGCTGGCGGGCGAGTTCTTAGCGGACTGGTCAAGCGCAGGGAAGCCGAAGCCCTGATGTTCCAGGGCCTAGACTGGCGCTCAGTTATATGAGATCCACTCGGGCCTGTCCTCCTCAGAGAACTCATGCGGGTGCCAGCGGCCCTTACTGTCTAGAATCCCGAACTTAAATAGAAGCGTTCTGTAGTGAGAGGCAATTTCGTCCTTGATGTACTTGGCGCCCTTGAAGATGGAGTTCTTCTTTTCCAGCAAAATGTCCAAGTGCCCACGCCCTAGATGCTTTTCAAGCCACATGAAAAACTCCGTGGGGTTCTCTGTGAAGTAGCGATGGTGGTAGCTGCAAAGGCTCACCGCGTTGTCTAGGGACCACCGGACGCTGTTGTGGCGCCTCCCATGAATGTGCGCACAATGCAGCCCCTTATCTCTCCCTCCGAATGACTTACCACAATATTCACAGGACCAATTGGCCTTTGCCCTTACGCAATACGAAAATTGGATGTCGCACGGCTCACGCTTGAGAGCCATCAATAGTCCTCCAACTGATCAAGAAGCTGTAAAGCTATCCACCAGCACGGAAGGGCGATAAGTGCCCCTGGAAGGGCCGCCAGGAGCCCTATGAGAGCGAATAGGACTACCCCATACCCCAGTAGCTGTTTACCCATTGTCGTCGCTCCTAGGGCCGTTTATGGCGCTTAGGCGGGGCGTATCATCCACAACCGCCCTCATTGCCTTCCTGGCGCGGATCAAGAGGGCCGGATCGTCGGTAATCACCGTCAAGGTAATCTGAATCCAGCCGTCCTCATCCTCGTCTAGCTCCTCGAAGTTGATAGAGCGCATCACAGCCGCCCGTAGAGCTTATTGATGGCCGCGTTGAGGTCGCCATCGTTATAGATGTGGAATACGTCCGACACGCGCTTGGCCCCGTCCTGCACGGTAATGCGGAAGGCGTCCGAACCATATCCCGGCATGAACTCGCAGCCGATTTGCTGGTAGGCCGCAGTTCTGCGAAGGCTTTCCTTCATGTTTCCGTAGCTATTCATCGTAGGTGCTCCTCAACACGTCGATTCCACAGGTTAAACGCATCTGCTCTCCAAACTCGGAGTGCATGACGATACATTTCATGTCTCTTCCCGATAGGTAGCCGCCTCCTACAGCGTAGGCGTCACGGGCCAAGGTTCTCATTTGCTCCACAATGCAGCCGTTATATTCCACTCGATTATCGTGGTGGTGGTGGCCGCGAAAGAAGACTCGATGCTTAGTAGCACCCCACTCTTCTGGCTTCTCCGTCGCCATGATCCCCGGAAGGTCCCGATCCTTCGTCTGATGCCCGTGAACCACACCGATAAGGCACTTGCCATGCTGTAGGTAGTGTCGGGTGGTGGGGGCATCGTGGACGATAACGCGGTGCTCATTGGCGTAGAGGTTGCGGAAGAGGACGTTTAAGAAGTGGGCAAAGGTTTCATCGTGGTTGCCGGGAGCGTTGATCAGTTCGACGATCTCATGCTTCTCCCGCATCCTCTCTAGGCAGCGCCTGATTATTCGTACTCCTACGTCAATCATCTTCGCTGTGCGTGAGTCCCGGTCGAGGACGTGTCCGCTACGCTCCGTGGTCCCCGTCATGTTTGTATAGTGGAAGAAGTCTCCTAGATTAACGAGAACGCCGCGCTTCGAGGGGGGAGAGCGTTCAACGAGGTAATCCACCGCGTTGCACATATCTTGTTCAGCGATGGATAGATCGAAGTTGTCGCCTGTTTCATCAGCCCAGGCGTACATCCCTACATGGGGATCGCCCCAGGGGTAGATGCTGATTAGTTGATCATTTACGTCCAGAGGTGCCGGGATAGCCTTGACGGGTTTAACGTCTTCACAGATCGCCTCGACGGCCTGCTTCATGATCTCGATCTGGGCTTCGCGGTCGAGGTTTGTCTTCACCCATTGCAACTTGGGCTGACCATCCTCCCCGTAAAGCGTTGACGTGCCTTTGACGACAAAGGGTGCCGTGGTTGGCTTGTTTAGGTCATGCTCCGGGGCATAACCCATCTTCGCGGCTCGGGCCTTTACTCGTTCAATGGCCTGGCGAACGGTGCCCTGGCTTACTCCACACTCTTTCGCGGCTCGCCGTATGGTCCCGATTTGCATGGTGGATTCAAGGTAGAATCGTTCCCTTTCAGAAACGCAGTATGTGAGCAGCTCTGGGTCTAGCTTCTCTGGCGCAGCCATTACCCTCCCCCCCGAAGGTTTACGCTTGGCTTCGGCGTATGTCCATGAACTCGGAACTGTCCGGGACCGGCAGGGTCAAACCACGCTGGGCACACCATGCGTTGACGGCCTCCATGAACTCATACATCTCACCCTTTTTGAGTTTTGACGTATGACGCAGTTGATTTTCATGGACAATCTTACCAGCCTTTATAGTTTCCGTCCCCAGGTACTCAGTTTTGAAGAAGATCTTCCAATGCTCCTCTGTCACGTCAGGAGTGCGCTCCGCAAAATGGTCACGCACCTCCTTCATCCAGACATGGAACAGAGCGTTCTGAGAAAGGCTGCGCCCTCCATCGTACGGTTTAACCTGAAAGGCCAGGGGCTTCGACCAGTCCCAGTTCCCCATTACCCAAGAGCGGAAGTTGTCCAGTATCTGATTAACTTGATTTGGCCGATCAATTCTCCAAAATTCCCCTTGCATCACTCGCTCTCCTCGGTCAGCTATGTCTGATTTTTATGTGTTGCCAGGGGCAGCTCTAGCTGTCCTTTGCTATGCGCTGGTCACGCTCGCAGCGGATCTCATGGTGGTATTCCGCGTCTTCCACGGCCTCCTCAAGCTTCTCCATTGCGATACGCAGGTTGGGCTTGTCCTGGCCGCTGAGAACGGCTTCAACGTCAACGGTCGTTAGCGCCTTGAGTACCGCCCGAGCCTGATGCAGCGTCAGGCGGTCCTCCTTCTTCATCACGAGATAAGTAACCCGCTTAAACATCACTCCTCCAAAAAGTCCTCAAGGGGCCGGTTCACGGCCTTGGCGATACGCGCAGCGACGGAGAACTTCACGTCACGCATCTGCCGCCATCGGGCAACCTGGGTCGGGTGCACCTCAAGCACCCTCGCCAGGTCAGCATTCTTCAGATCCTCTTCAAGCTGGATCGCAGCCAAACGGAGACCGAAGTCCATCAGAAAGGCACCTCGTCTGAGAAGTCATCATCGGCAGGCTTAGGCTTTGCAGGCTTTGACTCAGATCGAGACAGGAGCTGCAAGGACTGAATGACAATCTCAAAGGTCGGCACTTCTATTCCGTCCTTGTTCGTAAAGCTGCCGTATTCCAGTTCGCCCTCAACGTAAACCTGAGAGCCTTTCTTGACGTATTGCCCGGCGATCTCTGCCACCTTTCCCCAAGCTGTTACGCGGTGCCAGGAGGTCTTGTCTTGCTTCTGCCCGTCCTGGGTCTTCCACGATTTGTTCGTGGCGATGCTGAAATTGCAGACCGCCGTCCCCTTATTCGTGTGTCGAACCTCCGGGTCTTGCCCGACGTTCCCGAGAATGATCGCCTTATTGACTGAACTCATGCTTTGATGTCCTTCGCAAGTAAGTGAATGGTTTCGCAGGCCTCAGTGACCAGCTCCTCCAAAGTTTTGATAAACGCCTCGTCTCGCTCAATGCGAACAATCAGAGTGTGCATATCGGGGTGGTGTGAGACGAAATCCCACCACGCCCTACCCGTGATCCACATACACCCCTGCACTTGGGGGATGTGCTTCGACGGCATTACGCCGCCTCTCAGGGTCTCAACGTGGGTGTGAGGCAGGGGGCACTTGATCTCGATGCCGCCATCCTCGCCCACGAAGCCATCCGGGGAGCATCCTGCCTCGAGGGTTTCGTGCTTGATGAAACCCATCTCGACAACCTCGCTCCCGGTCTCAAGCTCATAGAAAGCACGCGCCATCGGCTCCAGCTCCGTACCCCGAGCCATTGCATCTGTCTGGGGGAAGGGAGTCGCCTGCCCGGTAACGATCTCTGCAACGCACTGATTAACGTAGCCGTCAAAGGACGCGGCACGCTTACCAGTTGGCGTAATCAGCTTGGAGAACATCGAGGCGGACGGCACGCCTAGACGCGCAGCCAGCCATTCGTCAGTTCCTTGCTCGACGTCTATGATCCTCATTTTTCAACGCCATATTCACGTCGTTCGATTATGCAAAGGTCTGCTATTTCAAATGCAACTTGAACCATACGGGGATATTCAGTATCACTCCCCGCCCCAAGAGGGCCATCGTCAACGCCTTCGTTTGCGATAAGTCCCGCTAGGATCAAAGCAACGTAATGATCTAGCACTGTAATTTTTTGTTTTTCGTAGTAGCCAATTACCTCTTCCATAGTTATTCCTCTTGTTGGCTAAGCTCGTCATTCACAAGCGCAATGTCGAAGTTCTCCGTCCGTGCAATGAGCGGGTGATTCTGGTCAAACACAAACAGCGCCTCACGGCACTCGTTTAACAGGTGCAAGGCAACGCCGAGCGAGGTTTCCAGTTCTCTTATCCGGTCGTCCATTACTTAGCCTCCATCTTCTTCTTTAGCAGGTTCAGAGCCTTCTCAAAGCGTTCCTTGGGCATCTCGGAGAGAGCCTTGATCTTGAACGCGGCGAAGAACTTCTCAAGGTCCGTGTTGGTCTCGACGATCAGATCGTGGAGGAGCTGCTGATCCTTGTCGTCGATCTTCTCGGGCTCGGTCCCTTGAGGGAGATCCTCGCCAGCGTAGATGTAATGACCTAGGCCCATCATGGATAGGGTCTTCACTAGGCAGCGCATCTTGCAGGTATTACGGGCAAAGGCGTCCGGGTTCTGGATCGCCTTGTTACGATGGTCCATGACAGGCAGCCACATCACCTGGCTGTGCTCCTGGCCGCAATGGCGGACGGTGACTTTGCAGACGTACTCCACCGTCCCGTCCGGGAAGTCCTCGGAATAGAAGTCATAGGTGGTATCGGGGAAGTGCTGGCACATCACGCCCCAGGCCCAAGCCCAGGACAGGTATGACAAGCCTTGCTTCTTCTCAACGTGCTCAGAAACATCAATCTTGGACAGGGTTGCCCAAACGTGCGCAGGAAGGGTTTGCATTGTGTGTCTCCTCATCAATCCCACAGACATTGTGCATACATTGTTTTCATTGTGCAACATGGGAACGCAAAAAAATGCACCGTATTTTCTTTGGGGTGCAGTGGTCTTTTGAGGACTGTTGGTGCCCCCAATCACGGATCTACTTTGATTTCCAGCCCAGAAACGGTCATCAGCAACGATTTACCTGCGGCTCGCAACACCGCCCCCCATCAAATGATGGCACCTTTACGCTGTTTGTCCCGTCCTCAGAGGTTGTCCCTGGGCGTCTCGCTTTGCTGCTGGCTGCGCGATGCGACAGCACATCTTGTGGTGAGCAGTACCAGTCGGCACAAGATATGGGCAGCAGCCTGGAGAACGGAGACGATAGAGGATTGCGCTGGACCACCCAGGACGCTATCATGGCGATGCGTCGGGTGATCGATTCCAATCCTCAGCCCGTCGGTTCTTCAGGGGTTGGTAGCCCCACCGACGCTTTCAACCCTACACCTATCCCTGGGGTTGCGCAACAATTTGGCCGGGTGGGCGTCTCCTCAATCCCCTTGCACCCTTTGCGCTCTCGAGCGACCGGCCCCTCTTCTTATTCCAAAAAATTATTTCTGCAACTGCCTCCTCTCGCCTACCATTAGTGGTCCAGGCATTCGTGTTTGAGGAGGAACAATGCACTTACGACCACATCAGGAAAAGGCCGTGGAGATGCTCCGCGACTCTCTGAGAAGGGGAAAGACGCGCCCGATCCTTGCGGCGCCATGTTCATTCGGCAAGACCATCACTGCCGCGTTCCTGCTGTCTGAGGCAGCGAAGAAAGGTAAGCGCGGCATATTTATTTGTGATCGGATAAAGCTCGTTCAACAGGCCCTCGACGCCTTCGACAATGAGGGGCTTGATGTTGGTGTGATGCAGGGCTCTCATGAGAGGACCAACTACCGCGCTCCCATCCAGATCGCTTCGATCCAGACGATAGCTCGGCGGAAGCATCTCCCCGAGTTCGACTTTGCCATTGTCGATGAGGCCCACGTCCACTATAAGGCGACTCAGTTTGCGATGGATCGCTACACGGCGGTCCCGTTCATCGGCCTCACGGCCACTCCATATTCAAAAGGGCTGGGCCTGGCATACAACGATCTGGTTTGTCCGATCTCCCCCACGGAGCTGCTACAGGGCGGCTATCTCACCCCGGTCACTTACTACGGCGGGGCTTCGGTTGACGTGTCCCAGATCAAAGGGAGAGCCCTGAAGACTGGCGGCTCGGACTACGACCCCATCGCCTTGGGTAAGGCCACGGAGGACGATCAGACCCTTGTCGGGGACATCATCGCGAACTGGCTCAAGCACGCGGAAGGGCGGCAGACCATTGCCTTCTCGCCCTCAATTAAGCACTCCAGGGACATGGTGGATCAGTTCAACGCCGCGGGAATCCCTGCGGTCCACATCGACGGCTACATGGACGACGAGGAAAGGCAGGTTATTTACCGCGCCCACGACGAAGGCGAGTTCCTGATCCTCTCCTGCTCACGGCTTTTGAATGTCGGCTATGACGCGCCGAAGGTGTCATGTTTGATTGACTGTTTCCCCACGAAATCGCTGATCGCCTACGTCCAGAGGGCGGGCAGGATCATGCGGACGGCTGAAGGTAAAAAAGACGCCATCTACCTTGATCACGCAGGGAACGTGGCAAGGCACGGGTTCGCGGAGGACATCGAGCCCGAGTCCCTTGATACAAGCGAGAAGGGCTTCGCTGAGAAGAATCAGGTCAAGGATAAGAAGGAGAAGAAGACCCACGACTGCCCCCAGTGCTACCGCAAGTTCGTGGGCATGAGATGCGCCTGCGGCTACACCCATCCCATCAAAGATCGCCTCGAGACCGATGGCAGCGAGCTAAAGCGCCTGGAGAAGGTGAAAAAGATTCCCCTTTCCCGCGGCGACTGGTACGGCCAACTGGCCCTCTACGCCCACTACCAGGGCTACAAGAGGGGTTGGGCGGCGCACCAATATCGACAGAAGTTCGGGGCATGGCCTGAGCGAATCACGCCAAGCTCCTGCAACGACATTTCCCCCGAGGTCATGGGGTTCATCAAGCACCAGCAGATCAGGAGGGCCAATGCTCGCAGAAGAGCTTAAGTGGATGCTGGCGAAGGGCTGGCACGCCCAGTATCGCCATGAAACCTACCGGGAACGGATTACCCGCCCGGTCTTTGAATCCAAATTGAGAAGCAAAGTCACGCATGGAGAGGGAACGAATGATCTCTGGGGAGGGAGCAGAAATGCAGAGCTTGGAGCGTGGAACGAGGAAGCGGCGGATTCTCGAGCAGTATGAGGAAGAAATGCTTACGGAGAAGCAGGCCAGTGCTCTGCTCAGGGTGCTAGCGCACGTCAACGAGTCTGATGTTTTGAGGGGCAATGAGAAGGCGTCATTCCGCCAGGCGGTGAAGAAGATCGGGAAAGCATGGAGCAACAGACAATGATCGATGAACTGCTAGATCGACTGGATAAGGTGAGATCCACGGGAAAAGACAAGTGGGTTGCCTGCTGCCCTGTCCACGGGGATAAGAACCCCTCGATGAGCATTGCCGAGAAAGATGGCCGCGTGCTGTGCCATTGCTTTGCCTGTGGAGCCAATGGCCTTGAGGTGGTGGAAGCGCTAGCACTTCCTGCAAGCATCCTCTTTGATAACCCCCTGAGCAACGGCTACATCCCCAAGAAGATCCAGGAGGAAATCGAGATCGACCACCTGGTTATCAGAGGCGCAGAGGAACAGATGAAAAGAGGTAAGCCATTGAGTTACAATGACTTTAAGCGATTGAAGTTAGCGAAGAGCCGCATTGAGGCATTAGAAGAGCGGTTTTTAGAACAAAACAGTCTAAACAAAATGTATACAGCGTATAAGAACTGAAGCATGATTCGGGTGTGGCAAGGGGCCACGCATGAGGAGACAGACATGGCAGCAGAACACGATTGGGGCTACGAGCACTGGAAGGCTAACCAGGACCGCATCGATGAGATCGCAAGCCGGTGGCTCAAGGACACCATTGCGCATCGTGAGATTGATGAACTCTGGTGC